TAACAGTAAAATATTTGTATCACCTGGAGTGTATACATCTGAAGTAGATTTGAGTTTTGTTGCTCAAAGTGTTGGTGTTACCACTCTTGGTATTGTTGGTGAAACACAAAAGGGACCAGCGTTTGAACCGATTTTTGTGAGAAACTTTGACGAGTTTACACAGTATTTTGGGGGAACGTCACCTGAAAAATTCATCGGAACACAAATTCCAAAGTATGAAGCATCTTACATTGCTAAAGCATACCTTTCTCAATCTAATCAATTATTTGTTACGAGAATACTAGGTTTGTCCGGATATGACGCTGGACCATCTTGGTCTATTATGACAAAAGCAAATCTTGATCCATCAACACTTGATTATTGGTGTTTGAACGCAGTAATACCAAGTGGGTCTTGTGAACCAGTTTGTGTTCTTAAAAAAGAATTACCTTTGATGGTTGATTTTAGTGCTTGTACTGACGGAACCGTTACTTACAACCTGAATGGAACATCATTCCCATCTTTCATCAATATCGATGAGCTTTACGAAACTTTCCAAGGAGGAACCTCAACATTAAGAGATGATATCGACGAACAGATTTTAAATATTATTAATGATATGAATCCTTTCCTAGCAGAAGAGGAGTACATTAGTTATTTTGGATCAATTCCTCAAGTTGACTATAACTTTTTAACATCAAATGGTTACACAGCATCTACTAACGTATTTGGTGTTGATAACGTATCTTTTGAAGATTCAAATCCATCTTCAGGTCTTAACGATCCGTGGTATTACGCTTCATTTGATAACATCGGTAACACACAATATACTGGTTATTCGTTCTTTACAACTGTAACGGGAATCACTCATTTGAATCCAGTTACAACTTCAACTACTACTGGAGTTCCTCCAACAACTACAACAACAACTACTAATCCTTGTGTTACACCAACCCCTATTACAACTACAACAACAACAGCACCTGTTGTTATTGATTGTTATGCAGGTACAGTGGTTGGTATGATTTACTATTACACTGGTACATCATTTACACAATATGATGATTTAGTTGTTTGTACTTTAAGAAGTAGAGGATTATCAACTTATTCAGACGAAATTAATCCTATTTTCGAAGTAACTGGTACATCACAAGTAACTTATGATATGACTGGAACATACAATGGTGTTTTGAAAAACCCATTCTTACCATTTGAAATTCAAGCTATCAATAATGATGGAACTGTATTTAACTTTGAAGTTTCATTAAGTGTGTCAGACGCTAACAACATCAGTAAAGTATTTGGTAGAGGAAACTTTGACAAACCAAGAACTACAGTTCCTCTAATGGTAGAAGAACTATATAGTACATTATTAACTTATGGATGGAATAAAGGTTTTATCAGAGGTTTAAGTCCTGTGGTTGTATCCGCTCAAGGGGCTCAAGGTAACGACCCTCAAACTATTGGATGGTACATGGAAAGATTCCAATCCCCAAGTACACCATGGATTGTTTCCGAATTGAGAGGTTCTAAAGTTTATAACCTATTTAAATTCTTTACAATTTCTGATGGAAATTCAGCAAACACCGAAGTTAAAATTTCAATTTCAGACTTATCATTTAATAATGAAACATTTACTGTATTAGTAAGAGATTATTTTGATACCGACGCTAACCCAGTTGTGTTAGAAAAATTCACTAATTGTTCGATGAATCCATCTGAAAATAATTTTATCGCTAAAAAAATTGGTACTTTAGATGGTGAATATGAGTTGAAATCAAAATATGTTTTAATTGAAATGAACCCAGATGCACCGGTAGATGCGATTCCTTGTGGATTTGAAGGTTATACATTTAGAGAATATCCAGCTGGTAATTCACCTTACCCAGTGTATAAAACTAAATACTTCCTTCCAGGTGAACAAGTTTACAACCCACCTTTTGGAACAACAACTGGACAAGACGACGCATTTGTAAGTGCTGGAGATAATGTAAGAAAAACATATTTAGGTCTAGGTTCTTACTGGGGTTATGACTCTGACTTCTTCCAATATAAAGGAAAAGTTAAACCATTTGATTTATGTAATGGAGATGGTACTGATTGGAACTTTAAAACAAAAGGTTTCCACATGGATCAATACGCAAGTGGTATTACTATTTCATCAGGTTTTGCATCAAGTGGTACACCAGCTTATGAAGTTGGTTCCGCACCATTCTCTTCTGAACCAGAAAATACTGATGATCCATATTACAGACTAATTGCTAGAAAATTCACAGTGTTTGTATATGGTGGATTTGATGGTTGGGACATCTATAGAGAATATAGAACAAACGCTGATAAATTTGCACTTGGTAGAAGTGGTTTCTTGAACGGGGCTTGTCCATCATTAAGATTCCCTAAAGGTAAGGGTAATGGATTATTTAAACAAATATCAATTGGGGACGGAACTATTGAATACGGAAATACTGACTATTACGCATACTTGTTGGGTCAAAGAACATTTGCCAACCCAGAAGCAGTTAACATTAACGTATTTGTAACACCTGGTATTGATATTCAAAATAACTCTGACCTTGTAGAACAAGCAATTAGTATGGTTGAGGAAGAAAGAGCGGATTCACTATATATCGCAACACTTCCAGATTACAATATGTTTGTGGCAACTACAACTGAAGGAGATAATATGATTTACCCTCAAGAAGCTGTTGATATTTTAGAAGAAACTGGAATTGATTCTAACTATACGGCAACTTATTATCCATGGGTATTAACTAGAGATAATGTAAACAATACACAATTGTACATTCCTGCAACTGCTGAAGTTACAAGAAACTTAGCATTAACCGACAACATCGCGTTCCCTTGGTTCGCAGCGGCTGGTTATACTCGTGGTATTGTTAACTCAATTAAAGCTCGTAAGAAGTTGACACAACAAGATAGAGATGTACTATATCTTGGTAGAGTTAACCCAATCGCAACGTTTGCAGATGTTGGTACGGTAATTTGGGGTAATAAAACTCTTCAAGTTAGAGAATCTGCACTTGATAGAATCAACGTTAGACGATTACTTCTTCAGGCAAGAAAACTAATTTCCGCAGTATCAGTAAGATTGTTGTTTGATCAAAATGATCAACAAGTAAGACAAGACTTCTTAAATGCTGTAAACCCGATATTAGATGCAATTAGAAGAGACAGAGGTCTTTATGACTTTAGAGTAACAGTATCTAATGACACAGAAGATTTAGATAAAAATCAATTAGTAGGTAAAATTTATATTAAACCTACAAGATCACTCGAGTTTATTGATATTACTTTCTTTATCACACCAACTGGAG